CACGGTTGCTGATTGGGTCGCCCAATTGGGGTAATAAAGTGTCCCCGTGACAAAGCCAGCGCCATCACCAGAAAGCGCCACGTAGTCATTGGCGCGCAGTTCGGTGAGGAAGCTAGTTCCTGACCCTACTATGGCGTCACTGTTTTGTGTGGCGGTTGCCGTGCCGGTCAATGACACGTCCACCATCACGCTGTCGCCAGTGAGCGCGGCGATATAAGCCAGAGCCGTATCGAGGTCGGCAAAATAACCATCATCTCCGACAGTAAACATATTCGCGCCAAAAACTAACCCACGAATCTCATTTTTCGTTGCTGCATTGGCATTCGCGATGGTTGGCATTTTAAGTCTCCGTCAGATACGCGCCGGTTGTCGTCTCGGTCAGCGCGGTAAGTGTAGTGGTTTCGAGAAGAGCATTGGCGGGGACATCGCTAACAGTCGCCCCAGCAAATCCCATCAGCTGAGCGAAAACTGAAATGAACAGGCTCATGGTATGAACAGCAAAAATTCGCCGCCTGTTCCCACGGTGACAGAAGAGGCATGAATGGGAACTGTCTGTCCCACGGCAAACGTGGCGGCTTTGATTGATGTTATTGCCGACCCAGCTACCGGGGTTATCGCTGTATCGTCTGATGTCGGGGCTTTAGATACGATAAGCCCAAATGTTTCCGTAGCTGTGTACGCACCATCTGCCGGGACACGTTTGATGGCATTACGAGCCAGTCCATAGACCAGCGCCGCGCCGGAGATGCTGACCGCATTGAAATCTCCGTTTTCTTGGCGCTCGTAAACGGTCTTGGTGGCAGAGTCATAGAACAGATTTTTCTCGCCAGGTATCGGAACCATTGACATGCTCGTTCTCCTTGAAAGTTATTGCTGGAACGACCGTCCGCGATCCGCGCGGCCAGCTGGTTCAGTGGGCGGCGTGACCGCCTGGGGCGTTGAGTGCTTGTGCAAATCAATCGCACCGCTCCGCGCCGATAGCTCGCGCTGCGCGTTGACTTTGATGGCGACTTCCGCCATGCGCGCCTTGAAGTCGTTGAGGGATGTTGCCTTCTCCATGGCGTTGTTCATTTCGGCGATGAAGATATCGGTCTGGCGGTCGCGCTCTTGCTGCGTTGCATCGTACTGCTGCTCAAGCATCGTCAGGCGTGTGGTGGACTGATCCTTGAACTGCGCGAGCCCCTTCTCCAGATCGGCCCGGATCTGCGCCACCGCTACACGCGGATCGCTGGGCCCGTTCTTCGCCATCTCGTCTATCTGTGCCTGTTCTTCCTCGGTGTACTGAAACTTCTTGGGGTCCAGGTGTTTGCTCTTGCAGTATTCGCCAAACCACTTCTTCGGGTTTACGCCGAACGCAGGGTTGGTAACGATCTGGCCCATCTCGACAATCGTTTGGTTTTCCAGCTCGCGTTGTACCAGGGCCGATGAACCGCGCGCGTCGATCTGGTAGTCGCCTTTCTCGTCGTCCTCGCCGTACTGCATCAGCCAGACGTAATAGCGGCGCACGTGCGGCTCGGTGATGGAGTCGTCGTAGCCCTTCGCCAGTCTACGCAGCACTACGCCGTAGTTGTTGTTCAACATCTGCATGCCGCCCAACGTGTCCGGCGCGTTGCCCTGCTGGCCCTGCATAATCAACGGAAGCCCGGTCACGTCCTCGGCGAGCTTCATGCCGAAGTCGATGATGGCCTTCAACTCCTCTTGTCTGCTGTCGATGTTGAATAGGCTGAACGCCTGTTTAATATCCTGAATGTCGGCGCCTTCGGCGACATACCATACTTTCCATGGCGTCAGCGTGTTCTTTCCATCCGCCGGCGTCACCACGCCCAGCCGGATAACGATCTGCGGGCCGGCGGAAAAGCCAGCGTTGTCCATCATGTTGCGGGTGGCGGCGTTGACCATGCGCTGCGGCGTGCGGATCTGGCGTGAGACGCCGATACCGGCCCAACGCCCGGAAATGGACTGCCACACCATGACATCGTAGGGGAACTCGCCGGTATTCAGATGGTTCAGCGAACCCTTGATAACCCGGTTGTTCACCATGGTCAGCACGCCATGGACAACCTCATCGTCGTCGCACTTACAGCCCAGCGCCTCGATGTCCTCTTTGTCTATGATCCCGTGGTAATACCAGATCTCGAAACGATCCTTGATGTCCTGCTGTTCTTGCTTGCCGTTGGCGTCGGCTATCTCCGCCTTCTGCGGGCCTTCGGCAAGGCACTTGTCGATCTGTCCTTCCAAGTAGCCTGGGGTGCCTTTCAGGTCATTGAGCTTCTTGCGCGTGATGTGGTCGCGCTCCCAAATGAATGAACCGTTGTGGATGTTCTCGCCACACGCCGGATCGGGAAACAGGTTTTTCGCGTCCACATGCTTCGAGGCTGGCTTGATCTCGGTCTTGACCACCAGCGTCGGGACGCCGTTCTGGTTCTCGACCACCTGGCTCTTGCGCTTCACCGGGATCGGGCCTTTTATGACGCCGGTTCCAATGCGGGCGCAGGAGTCGATCACCTTGCGCGCCTCGGCGTGGAACTGGCACTCCACGAACCAGTCATCGATGCGGGTCTGCGCCTTCTCGGCCCGGGCCTTGGCCTCGGCCATGTCGGCCTGCGCCTTTTCCATGGACCGTTTCACGACCGGCGCGAGCTGATCTTGCGTTGCTTTTGGCCCCATCTGTTCGAGGATGGATACCTTCACGACCTGGCTGAGCTTGCCCTTGGCGAGATCCGCCAGATCTGCGACTGGCGTAGTCGTCAGCGAGAACGCGCGATCATCCGTCGGCATCTGCATGTCGCCGATCTTGGCCGCAGCTGAATCGCAGTAGGGGCGCGTGATGTTGACGAATACGTTAGAGCGCACTTTGCCGGGGCTTGCCGGCGCCATGGTCTGCCCCGGCGGCTTAGACGCCCAACTCGAGCTGCCGGCCTTCATCTCCTCGCGGTTGGCGTCGTCGATACCCTCGTAGAACTCGGTATCTTCTTCCCACTGTTTGTCGATACCCAGCGCGATGCGCCCGTCGATGGCATCCTTCCGGCTCTTGGTGAGCGTCATGCCCAAGGCGTCGAGACGCACCGCGCGCGCTTCCTCTATCTTGGCATGGGCTTCGGCCAGGGCGGCGGATTGGCGCGCGGTCAGCCTGACCGCCACAGGCGGGGCTGCGGCGTGTGTCGTTGGCTGCGCCATTAACCCTCCAGCGGTTCGTGGTTTGCTGCAAACGCGTCTGGCTTGCAGGGATAGTATTCGCCTTTGTTTACAGGCTCGTTGATGATCCAGTCTCCTGGGCAGACGACATGCCCTCCCTGCGGTGTGTCGATCCATCCGTGATCGTGCATGCGGACACCGCAATGCTGGCAAACTCGGGATCCATCCTCTGCTGGCGTGCGGTAGTAGCGCACCACCTTTCCCTCACTCATGAATCGACCGGCCTCGCCCTCGATCCAGATGCAGCCGTCGTCAGGGTGATCGCCGTTCTTGAACCATGGCGTCGCTTGGACGACGACCGGCTTTTTGCGAAACAATCCCATTGTTATCGGTTTCCTATGCCATTGTTATGGGTTACGCGAGCCGCTCGATCATGCCAATAATTTCATGGGCATTGCCAAGCTGGCGCTGAATTTGATCCGTGATGCGCTGTACCTCACCAACTGCTCCTGACTGAAATAAACGCTCAGGCTGCTTTGACTTCTCCTCCGTAGAAATCGGGCCATACAACTGACCATGTAAGCGCGCCAAACGCTCATTAAGTTGAACGACGCTCTGGAATCCGGCTTCCAATTCGCGGAGCGTGATAGAAATATCTTTCTCACGCTCAGGGGTTGGGGCCACGCTGACGCTTCTTTGACCTTGGCCTGCATTGCTCATGTTGCGGTTCCTCAGTTGGTTTAAAGTCAGTAGCCCATACCGGGATCGGATGGGCGGAATGATTGTGTTGGAGGCGTCGGCTTCTTCTTCTTGGTCGGGATAGCAAGCGTCAGCGCCAGACTGTCAGAACGATCCGGGCTATCAATCCCGCGCGCCTTCGCGTCTGCCTTGTCCTCCATTAACAGCTCGCCTCCCTTGAACCCATAGCGCAGCGCCGTCAGGTCGCTTTTCAGCTTCGGATCGTTCGGGATTGACGCGGTGGCCAGCCAGTCCTTTGTCTGTGAATACATGAACGCCCGAAGGTTGTAGTGCTTGCCGTCGCTCATACGCAGCGACGTGTTCACGTCCACGACGATGTCTCCGAACCAGCCGCGCAACAAGTCTGCCGTGCCGGCGCCGGACAGGCCGTTGACCTCAACGGCTATCTGTTCCGGAGTTTCCTTGTACGCGTCAATCTCAACCTTGGTGCGCGCCGCGCCCTGCATGGTATCGAGCTTACTCAGTTCCACCTGCTTGAGCAGGACTCGGCCACGTCGAAAGCTGATAACGAACTTGTCGTTACCGAACCGAGCGGGATCTACACCAACCCGCAACCCGCCAATGCCCTGCACTTCCGCCGGGCCGCGCGCCTGTGCCTTCGTGACAATATCGCCGGTGATGTAGGCGTCTGATACCGAGGATTCATAATCGCGGTCGATCTCCTGCGCCACGATCACCTTATCGAACTTCTCGACCTGCTTTCGATACCAGTCCTTGTCCTTGCGCGGATCGTCCTTCCAGTCAAACACGAATACCTGAATTTTTCCGCCGTGTCGCTTGCGGTAGAACGCGTTGCCGGCGCCGTTTGGTGTGCTCACGTCGATCTTGACGTTGGATGTCTGCGACAGCGCCGCCTCGATGGCATCAGCGTGCTCGTAGAACGCGGACTCGTCCTTGAAGTAGATGCTGGTGCGGTTGCCGCGGCCGATGTTGTCTCCGGCCTCGCCGACGGTGACCGCTTCGTTCTCCGGGTTGAGGATTCGCATGTAGCGTGCATGTTTGTTCTCGCTCCAACCAGCGGGCCGGAACTCAACCGGGAGCATGTCGATAAACTGGCGCACCTTCCAGAAGATGCTCTTGGGGTCGCCGATGTTATCGACGTACTCCTCTTTCCGTGATCCGAAGCCGATAACGCTTCCAGGATAAAATAGCCACATCCACACGGCGAAGGCCACGCACAGCCAGGTCACGCCCATGTCGCGCGACTTCTCGGTTAGCCCGTCCTCGCGCCCTTTCCAGCGCGCCAGCAGCCACCGAATAAAATCCGCTTGCCTCGGGAACAGGAGGAACGGCACGGTTGTCGGCAACCCGATCTCAGCGTTGCGCGGGTCGAATGTCATGCCCCAATCGGTGATGAACTGAACCGGGTTGTCCTTGTAAAACGCCTTGAGC